TTCTTTAAAGGAACCGTATCAAAGACTGGTCATATATCTACAACATCTGACCTACTTATTCACGATGAGGTTAGTAGAAGCGACCAAAATGCTATTGAAACATACAAGTCAAGAACAAAAGCATCAAGGTATAAAGGCAGGTGGCTGTTTTCAAATCCAGGGACAGAGAGAGATGCCCTTGACCTTGCTTGGCAAAAGTCCGACCAAAAGGAATGGATAATTACTTGCCCCAATTGCAAAGACGAGCATTATCTCTCCTTCCCAGAATCAATCAACCTTGAAACAAAGAGTTACCAATGCCGAGCGTGCAAAGAGCCAATAAGCGATGATGTGCGCCGACAAGGTAAATGGGTATCACAGAACGGCGAAAGCAAGATAAGTGGCTATCACATTTCCCACTTGATGTGTTGCTGGATTAGTGCCGAGGAAATAATTGACGACTCACTAGGCGACCCTGCGTACTTTAATAACTTCGTTCTTGGAAAATCCTACAGTCCTGGCGACCTTTCTGTATCTAAAACTACTATCCTAGACCTTTGGACACCGAAAGACCTAGACCAAGGCGATAGGTTTATCGGTATTGACGTTGGTAACATAAAACACTACACAATCCGCACTCGCAAGGGGCTTATTAAGATTGGACGCTTCACAAAAGACTCTGACCTTGATGCTATTCTAGCCTATTGGAAGCCGAAAGCGGGGGTTATAGATGCAATGCCAAACACAACGCTCTCACGATATATTGTAGAAAAGTACCCATTTATGAAAATGTCGTACTTTATGGAGAACAGCAACAACCCACAAACAATTGTATGGTGGGGAGAAGGTGACAAAAAGGGTGTTGTGTACTCATTTCGTGACCGTATCATTGACAGTATGCTAAACGATATGGTGGAAGCGAAATGGTCAATTGGCGTACCTGCTGATGAGACTTTCCGTATCTATATCAAGCACTACGAGTCTTTGAGACGTGAAAAGGTAACAAACAACAAGGGAATCGAGAGATACATTTGGACGAGTACAAATAACGAAGACCATTTCGTATTTTCAGACCTATACTCACACATTGCCATGCTTGGCAGTGGCTCTGGTGTATTCTTCGTAGAGAATGACGACAAGAAACCTGTGATAAATTCAGAGAACGTGTATGATATTAGTGAAGCATTTATCACGAACAACCAATGACCGAAACAGTAATACAATTAACCGAGGAAGATGCCGCAAAGTTTGTGCTTTTTATGAAACACTATGATATAATTAGCGTGTTAATAGAAAAAGGAGTTTTTGAGCAGAAAAAAGCTGCGATAACACTTCATTTTGACCACAACGGGGTGTTACAGACTCTACAACGTGCAGACTTCATGTACAGCAAACAGTTTGAAAAGTAAATGGACTTGCATTGTTTTTTATATGTAGTATAATTTATTCAAATAGCTAAACCCGAACACACGGGGAGCAGACCTTCAATGGTTTGTTCCCCTTTTTTGTATGGCAAAAATAAACCTCGAACAATTAGACGATACACAAATTTGCAAACTCATCGAAAACCGATGGAGTTCTTCTAGTGAGATATGGGACACAGTAGGAAGAGTATACAAAACAAACACTGCTATCTACGAGAATAAAGCAGATTGGATTTCTAAAATTCCTCACAAGCGTCGTGATTTGACCGTACAAGCAAACCGTATCTTCGTGAACATGGAAGCTGTAATTAACTCTTTGATTGCAAATACTCCAGGTATAAATATTTTACCTGCCCGCGAAGAAGAGGAAGCAAAAGAATTTGCAAGTAGACTTGAGAACTATTTTAGAAAGAAGTATCTTGACCTAAATATCAAGGAAACTTTCCGAATGGGGCTACGCAACATGTACTTTGGACGTATTATGGTAATCAAGGCTTTTTGGAACCCATCTATAAATGATTTTGACTTCCGAGCAATTGACCCACGCAAGGTACGTTTTGGAAAGTATGCACGCAAAGAGCAGGATTCAGAGTTTGCTATCGAGGAAATCGAGGACAATCTTTGCGCTGTTATCGAGCGTTTCCCTGCTAAAAAAGTTGAATTGATGAAGAAGTACGGGATTGCAGACGATAACGACCTCTACATCAAAAATCCTGATGTTACCTACAAAGAAGCGTGGGTACAAGACTATGTAATTTTTAAACTTGGGAACATTGTTCTTGACAAGATTAAGAACCCATATTGGGATTGGGATGGTATTCTCGTAACCGATGCAGAGGAAAAGCAAATCAACGACTCAACGGGACAAAATCGCCGTGATTTGATGATGCAGATTAAACTTGAGCAAGATACTCGTACTCAAATGCTTGCACAACGCAAAGCAATGGACGAGCAGAAAGACCTTGCAGAGGGTGAAATGCCAGAAGGAATGCCCCAACCCGTAGACGGACAGACTCCACAGCCTCAAGAAATGCCACAGGAGCCTACACCAGAGGAATACAAGCCCTACTATTTCAATTACTTCGACAATCCTCGCAAGCCATACATTTTTGCTACGATTTTCAACAATGAGAACTCCCCCGTAGGACGTACTGACATGATTACTCTATCCGCTGACCTACAGCGTGGTATTGATAAGCGCAAAATGGACATTGATGAGAACTGTGAACTTGCTAACGGAATTATCAAGATTGACGAAGGGGTAATGAGTAAGGCAGACGCACAGAAACTTCGTTACGAGACAAAGGGTATTATTTTTGGAAAAGGTGTAGTAAATGGTGTTGCTCGTGAAGTAGGTGGCAACCTTCCTGTAATGGTATTTGACGACATGAAAGACTCTCGCTCGGAGATTGACAACATCATGGCGGCTTCATCGGCTTTCCGTGGAGAGCGTCAAGGGCAGGAAACACGTGCAGGACGTTTGGCTCTTATTCAACAGTCGTACCTTCGCCTAAATGAACTTGTGCAGGTTGTAGACTTCGTAGCCCACGATATGTTCTCGTGGGGTATGCAACTCGCTAAGACTCGCTACACAGAGTATCACTATGCTAAATGGATGGGCAAAGAAGACGCTCAAGAGATTATCGAGATTATCCAAGATGACTTCGAGACTGGTTCAGAAGTTACTATCATTGCAGGCAAGACACTTCCTCGTGATGATGAGTTTAAATATGAACAGGCACAGAATGACGTTAAGAATGGTTTGCTATCTCCAGTAGATTACTTTGAAGTCGCTGGTTATGATAATCCTCAAGAAAAGGCAAAGAATAGGGTTATGTACAACATGTCACCAATTACCGCAGTGGGTATGACACCAGAGGATATGAAGAAAATCCCTCCTCCACTCCCACAAACTACAATGAGGGAATCAATCAACTTTACTGACCTACCTGCAACCGCAAAAGCACAAGTATTGGCAAGAATGGGGCTTGAAGTTACCGAGGAGCAGATTATCTCTGAAACAAACGTAAGTCCTATTTCTATAGCTTTCAAAGACCTTCCACTTGACGGGCAAATTCAAGTAGCTGCAAAAGCAGGACTTCAACTTGACCCTAACGTAATAATGGCAGAAAAAGCCAAACAGCAAGCGACTACTGATGCACAAAATGCACAGAAAGTAACTCCACCAACGCCATGAAAAAACCAACAGCAAAACAAACATTTATCTCGATGAAAATGCACGAGATAGCAAAAAAGGGAGTACGCATGAATACTCACGCACCAGTATCAGCATCTAACCCAAGACGATCTGTTCCACACAGGCAGGCAGTCGCAATCGCAATGAGTGAAGCAGGATTATCGAAAAATAAGTAGAACAAGGGGGACGTGCATCCTACACACGTATTAACAGATAACTTTGACCAAGCAACGTTTAGAAGTCGCAAGACCAATCGAAACGGGGGCAGTCTTAAAACAATATGCCAGAAGAAGAAACAGTAGCAGTTGAGAGCAGTGATAACACAATGGACACTACCGTTGCTGAAACACCAAGCCCCGCTGAAACACCAGAGACTCCTGCTCCAGTGGAGGAAACGCCAGAAGAAGCCCTTTATGAGCTTCCTGATGGACGTAAGGTTGATGCAGAGACTTTGAGCCGTGAATGGCAGGAAAACTTTTATCCCGAATACACTC